AGAGCACCACCTGTGGTTGGGATTGGGGTTTCAACCACTTGCTCCGCAATAGCTGGAGCATCCGTGCCACCCTGCCGCGCATCCAAAAGGGCGCGCATCTCTGCCAATTGATCCATGACAGAGGTCATTTCGTTTTGCCTGACAGGCGCAGATCCCTCTCGATCGAATACGGGCCGGCTGAAGTATTCAGCAAAGCCGGCGTAGGGACTCGCGGAGCCGCCATACTCCTGCATCGCAGCGCGCATGGCTTCAGTATTATCCGGTGCTAGCCCCTGGTATGGGTCTGTAGGCGGCGGCTGCACTGGAGGAGGTCTGCGCGGAACGCCCGGCATAGGAGGATTTATCCCCGCTATCTCTTCAGGGCCGCGAAACCGCATATCTCGAATCATCCCTTCTTCAGGCCGCTTCATCATCATCTTGCCAACCTCACCAGTTTTTGCACGACCAGTAACTGGCCGCAAAAACGTCTTTTTTCTTTTCGACGGCATCACAATTGTGCCGCGCCCTAAAATTCTTGCGGCGCCCTGGCTGGTCTTTCTTGATTGTCATGTTTGGATCGCCGTAGCGGACAATCTTGACCTGATCGCCTTTCTTTGCCAGGACCTTGAACTTCTTGTTTCCCCCAGGTGTTCTGACCTGTTTATTGTAACCAGGGAATCGCTCACCCCTGTAGATGAGCGATCCACCTTTGGTTCGCTTGACGCTCTTGATATCAGCCATAGCTTTTGATCAATTCCAAAATGATCATATAGCTGTCGCCACTTGAATGGCCCACGGTCGTGAAATCCAAGTCTCCCGTCTTCCCAGATCCTGCGTTGTTTGGAATCCCAGAAAAATTGGAGTAATCGTGATGACCGTTTGAGTTCTCTGATAGCCCGATTGCCAAAACATTAGTGGAAGCGTCAAACTCAATCTTCACGCTCATGCCCGTACACTGCCACCATATTTTATTTATGGTGACGCCAGTACAGGCTTCCCCGCGAGTGTTGGCTGTCAAGGCGGAAACATCCACCTTTTTGACAGCTGACTCTCCGGTGCCATCGCTTGCGTTTGTGAATTTCAAGACGGCTTTACGTTCACCGTCTTGAATGGTCTGAGATGTGACAGCGTCTGCCATCGTAGACCTCCTTTATCAGAGCTCTGTGGCAGCGGTGCGCTCTTTCATGGCGGTAATATAATCCACCGTCAAGACCTTAGCAGCCGCAGCGCCGTTCTGGATACCGAAACTGACGGTCAGTTCTTCGTCATCTGGCGCATTTGTTGACACGACCGTTCCAACTTCCGTGTTGTTTTGATAGACGTGAAACTTTTGGCCCTTGGGGTCATACATGAAGCCCACGGTCATAAACGTATCGTCTGCCATCGCAGTCGGCAGGTCCAGGGTGCTCTGAGTGCCGTCTTTTTCTACGATGAAGGTCAAGGTAGTTGAGCCATCGGTCAGCAGGAAAAAGATTCCATCAGAGACATCCAGCGGGGTTGTGTCTGTAATCTGTAAGCCCATGACCACGTCAGATGCATCAGCGTCTGAGGTCTTGAAACGCGCATTGAAAGCCAACTGCTTACCGGCTTCGTACTTGAAGCCCTCCTTCACAAGCTGAAGGAACGTATGATCGTTATCAGCATCGTCTTGTGTCAGGGCTAATAGGCCCCCGTCACCATCGACCAAAGCCTCTGAAGCGTTGCCAGAGCCGGCCTCAGTCGTGGTGATCGTCCAATCAGACGCCAGGTAAGTGTCGAAATCGTTGTGATAAACGTGGTATTTAGCTGGCGCCGGCATTTTTGCGCGGCCCAGGGTGCTGCCAGCGCCTACGTTGGTGACGCCGCTAGTAAAATGAGTTGTCATAACAGTCCCTCCCCGAACCAGCCGCTACGTTGCGGCCATTAGACAAGTAAAAAGGGGCCTCGCGGCCCCTATCAGCGAGTTTACGCTCCTTGGGAGCCGTAAATTCCCCTCCAGTCTGAGAACCCAAAGGAATAACGCTCGCGCGCCTTATAACGAATGTTATCAGTAGCGAAATCAGGCTCCATTGAAGTCTCCATCGCAGTGCGCTGGAACATCTTCAAGCCTTCTCCCGCTTCCGTCACAGACGTAAGGATAAAGTACGCATCGGGGTCAGTCAGATAGTGGTTTACGGTGTAACCTTGGGGAAGCACTCCGGTGTTACGGATAGCGTTGACATCATTGTCAGCCGTACCGGAACGCAAAGTTGAGTTCAGGATACGGTCTGCCACAAACACCAACTGAGGCGGTACAACCAGTTTGGTTGCCTGGACCGAAATGGTCAGTCCGCGATCGTCAGTGAACGTAGAGATGTCGATCAGAGCGTCCTCAAGGCTGGTCTCATTGAGGTCAGCCATTGTGGTCGCACGGTTTGCCAAGGTGCCACCACCAGCCAAGGGGTGTGCGGTCGAAATCAACGACTGCCCGTCACCGCCAGCAAAGCTGGAGTTAAAAGCGTTGTTGAGAACGTCAGCACCCTTCACCTCTTTGGTGTTAGCCATGCTTCGTGCCAGTGCCTTGGTGTATCGCCGGCCAAGACTATCGTAAAGATTGTCTTCTACAGCTTCAGAGGTGAGGGCAAATGCTAAACTCACCGTTTCTGCCGTATAGCGGGCCGTGAAGCCCTCGCTGGCGGTGTCAAAAACAACGCCTGCGCCTTCAGTTTTGACCGGAGCGCTACCGAATCCGGTGATCAAAACTTCTTCTTCAAACGCGCGCTCAGAGTCTTCAATAGCAAAGATCTCCTCGAACTCGCGGTCAAAAGTATTATAGCTCATGCCAAATAACGCATTGAGCCCTGGTTCCAATTCAGCTGCTAGTTGAGCTCGTGAAATAGCCATTAATCAGCCTCCTATTACGCTAAGCCAGCGCCTTTCACGCCTGCGATGTGGTTTTGAATAACGCACATGACATTCGTGTTGGCACTTGCTACATCATCGTTGTCGGGGTCCTGGCTGATATCAATAGCCTTCAGTGGCAAGGTGGTGGTTGTAGCACCAGTTGTCACATCGAGTTCCATGTTTGATCGACCAGAGGTGGTGTCTCCTGTAGTGGACTGATCAACAATATCAAAATTGCCGAACAGGTCACTAACTGGGAAAACGTCATCAGCCTGGATAGTAAACACTACGTTAGGATCATCAATAATGAATGCGATGATGTCTGACGCAACGATTGAGCCGGGATAATGATTAGAGAACACCTGCTCTTTGGTGGTGGGGTCCGTAAACTGACAGCCGTTGAAAACTCCAACGACAGGAACGGTAGAGGAAGCTGCTGCACGAGATACAGTGCCGCCGGTCAATTGCTTCACTAGGTCGCCCTGGAAGATTGCACCGGATTGGTTGCTGGCAATGCGATATCGTGATTGGCCTCCGGAGTACGGCGCCCCGCCCATCATACGGGCAGGCTTTAGACCGAAAGCGGCGTCTTTATTCGCCATAGCTTAGTCTCCTATTGTTTGCCAAAAGTCACACGGCTGCTACGGCTGGGATCATATTTGACATAGCGGGAGTCTGCTCTGGCCTCGTTGAACACGTTATTGTCCAACGCAGCGACAGCAGTTTCCGTTTTCTCCGCGTAATAAGCGGTGCGCTCGTCAACCATTGATTCTGGGATCTTTGCCAACAGCAAGCCTTCGTTGTAAATGACACCTTCATGCCGACCGCTATCGAGGCTAGGCAGTTCCCATTCAGGCGGGAGGTCAGTGCCACGCACTAATTCCCATCCTTCACGGAGTCTACGGGACACATTTGCCCGATCTTCCTGGCCTAACATACTCTCCCGAATCCACCTATAAACAAACCCAGGTGGGGGTGGAGGAGTCTCAAGCTTACGCACTGGGCGCCATGATTGCCTGCGAGCCTGTTTATCGTGCGCTCTGCTTTCACGCGAAGATCGCTTCTGTTCTGCCATTATCGTAACCCTCTCTGTTGTATTTTCTGCTTCTCTTTAGCCACGGCTTTGAGCCATTGCTCATCGTCCATGTTGTGTGGCTTTAGTCCGCGTACACGATCAAGCTCCGAATTGGAGAACTTTACGCCATCTTTACTTCCTCGTGTTTGTGGCCGACTCCCAGGCGCGGCATCAGAGGCGGGTTCGCCTCCGGTTGGTAAATTAGGATAAGCCGTTTTGACGCGCGAATCCAGCATTTCGTAATACTCCTCACTATCAGGCTCAATACCCTCATTTACAAGGTTGTAATGAGTGAAATAGGCATACTGAGTCGCGGCTAAGTGCTCCTGCGAATCGCCGTCTCCATACCAAGGATTTTTCTGATGCCAAGATAGCGCCTCAGAGGTGGGCTCAATATCTGCTTTGAAAGGTTGTAACTCTTCAGGATTCTGCTCATAGTTTCGGAGATGATCTGGGGCTCTGCCAGGCTGTTGTTCTGGGGGAACTGCCTGGGAAGCGCCTTGTTGATTGGAGGCCGCCCACTGATCTCTTTGGGCCTTCGCAACCGCTAACTTCTCTTTTTTAATCGCTATTTCGTTTTTAAGAGTTGTTGCTTTTTCTTGCAAATCAGCGTCACCAGACTGAACCGCCTGGCGATATATTTCTGATATTTGTTGCTCTTGAGCTTTGATTTTCTCTTCTTCCGCAGCCAAAGTCTGATCTTGAGATTGTGCGGCGATAGAACGGTAGTGCTGTAGCTCTTGGTCTTTCTGGGCCGCTAACTGCTGATATTGAGCGGCTCGTTGCTCTGCCTCGCGGGCTTTGGCGTTCAGTTTGTTGACGCGCTTCGATACACGTTTGGAGTAATCCTCCAGTTCTTTTTCCTCTGCGGGCGCCTCGTCAGTAATTTCAATCTGGATTTCTGCCTCCACAGGGGCCTGTTCTGCGTTGTTTTCTATCATTACAAGATCGTCCTTATGTCATCAGGGTTGGTAATTGTGCCAATAACCTCATCATCGTTGATAATCCGCACTTCCGCGCCATCCTCAAGCTTGAATCTGGCTCCAGCGTAACGACCAATCAACACCCACTGCTTAGTCTGACACCAAGGGGTGTCGCCAAACTTTTCCGTGTCGTTGTAGCATAAAGGCCCCATTTTTACGACATAACATACAACCGTTGCCAAAGCCTCTCGATCAACGGTGGTTTTGGTCAAATGGATGCCCCCTTTTGACTTTGGTACGCCCACATAGGGGAGAACCAGCATTCTCCAGCCTGTTGGATCAGGCATCCTTTCTAAAACTGAGTGGTCTAGGCGAGTTGGGTCTAAAACCACCTCATCTGGACTCACATACGCTTTTTCAACTGTCATCATTTCTCCCTGAAATGCTCTCTCAAAATTTCTTCCATAAAAGACAGGGCCGTAAGCTGGCCTTGTATACCCCTATATTGCTCCATGTCTGACAAGCCGCCGCCCAACAGCGTTTCTGTGATCATTTGTCGGCGGTTCTCAATCTCTGCCTTCAGACGCTCTGCTAGATCTACATCGCGCATCATTCAATCTCATAAAAACCAAGACCCTTGGTAGCAGCACCACCACCGCGGACTTTTTTCTTCACTCTCTTCACCAAACCGCCCTGCTTCATGCCTTTAGCAGTTCGCATTGCAATTGCTACTGCCTGCTTATGAGGCTTGCCGCTCCGCATTTCGGTCTTGATGTTGTCACTTATGGTCTTTTTGGACTTGCCTTTTTTCAGCGGCATGATGCCCTCCTATTGGATTGTTCCGAATTTAGCCTGCAATTCTAAAAGTTTGAGATCAGCCTGTTGACGCAAGCGATCAATAGCCAGGTCCATCTTGTCATCATTGATGTCACGTTGGGCCTCAATTCTTTGCTTGGCGATTTCTGCCTCCAAAAGCTTTTCACGTCCCCGTGCCGCCTCTTTGGCCTCAAATTGAGCCTGATCCGCTTGAATCTCTTGCTCTCTGAGCTCAAGTTCCTTCTCTCGTATCGCAACCAGCGGGTCCTCAGAGTCCCCTTGGCCTATGCTTAACAGCAATTCTTGCGTCAATTGGGCCAAGAATGGCGCAGAAATACGCTCTTGCAAATCTATCATTTCTTGCTGGAGGGGCGCCGCCTCTTCCGGTGGTAGCGCGCCAGAGGCGACTGCCGCCTCTAGTTGATTCATTTGCTCTTGCAGTTCTGGAGGTAGCTGCTCAGATGCCATCTCTGTCGCCATGAATTGAAGGTGTTGCATCATGTGACTGATGAGATTGCCTTGAAGCGCCGGCTGAGTCTTGACTAGCTCAGTCAAAAACAGGTTGCGATGAGCATCTACATGGGCCTGGTGATTTTGTTGCGGGAATGCCTGGGCCGGCTGGCCTAGCATCCC